TATGGTAAAACTGCCAGCACTGTTACCATAGTCGGGTGCAATCAACAGTTGTGTTTGTAGGAATTCATTGCTGGCAGGTGCTCGATACAGTATCACTGTGTATCCGTCGCCACTGTTGCTTTGAGGAGCACCAACAATGGCCCAAGATTGGTAACCAATATCCAATGCACTGCCGTATCCTGCTGTGTCGGCAGCTCCTAGTTGTATCAATGGGCTTGCTTCATACAAATTAAGTTGCCCGCGTAGGTACGGGTAAATTGCACCAACACCACTGTCGTACAATGGCGCACCAACCAATGCCGCAATGTTTTCATATGCCTGAGCAACACTTGTACCATACCCACTGTTCAGCACTGGATCCGTTGACTCAAGTGCATAGCCGGCTGCAAAAACATCTTGTTTTTCAAGCACTGTCCACAATCCAGCACCGTTATTATCTACCCAGGCCATAGCCCCCGGAACCAAGTCGTTGGCAAAGGATAATGTGCCAATATCACTGGCCTGTGCAACACGCATGGTGTCAAGATAGAATCCTATGCCGGACCCAGTTATCACAGTTTGATTACCGTTCGGGAATGTGTACGCCACAGTGAGTGTGGTCGGAGTAGGGGTAGTCAGTACGCGATATACGCCGTTGAAGGCGTCGTTGAAGAATCGAACAATTAATATATCGCCTAGAGATAAATTATGTACCTGAGTAAATGACACTAGACTGGCACCATCAAGGTTGTCAGTCACACGAGTAATTCTACCAGGTACCTGAGTGGCACGATATATGTTCCAATCATAACTGTTGGTTTTAGCTACCCATATTTTTGTACCATTACCAATGGTATCTAAGTTGGCAGCAATAGTACCAGGATCATCCAAGGAAAATACTGTTATATCAACGTCATCGATGTTGACATAGCCTGCACTTGGCAACGCAGTGTCAGTTATTTGAGTGGTAGTAGTTGGTAAAAAGTCTGGGGAAGTTAATTTATAACTTTCGCGCCACACGTCATTCAACAACACAGTTTGGTTTGCCAAACTTGATTCACCAGGTTGGATAATCTGCACAGTGGCCGGATCACTTTGTAACAATGGTTCGTTTAATCGCAACTCAACATAACTACGATTGGCGTTTGCTCCGTATGTGCCGCGGAGCACTGCCCAGTTTTCGTAGATTTGATAGTCTGCAGACTCTTTTTCAAGGCGGGCACCAGTGAACAACTCAGCACTTAATATTGTTCCTTTGGCGCCAATGAATTGTTGGTACAGGTTAACTTGACTAACATCGTCAAGATTCAACGCAACCATATACTCTCTTGGCTGGAATCCGATTAATCCAAAACTCAATAGATCGTTATCGCCTTCAAGGTTTGCAGTTTGTGTGTTGTAACTGTTCTCCAACTGGTCTGCTTTGTTTGCAATATTGGGCAACAGGCCTTTTTGTATCTTGGTATAGTCACTCTTGACCCAGTCAGAATAGGCAAATTCTCGCTTGGGCTGAATAATATCTTGTGCAGACCAATAGAGGTTTTTGTACAGAACAATTTCGCCTTTGGCATATTTAATATTCGGAGCCCATTCTTTCACATTGTCTCGGTTAAGCACAAAGCCTTGTGCATTTAATGTGCCGTTCCACTCGGTGGTTGTGATAGCACTGACGTAGACACGATTCTGTCGTGCGCCAGTGGGAGGATTATAAATTAGGTCGGCAAAAACACTGACGTTGTTGAGTATTACAATGTCTTCGTAGCTAACAAATTGTAATTTAACATAGGAAATTGCTTGGTTGTTTGTGCCTGTGATTGTGAATCTATTTTCTAATCGTTCAATTACCAAATTTCTAGCATCAAACGGTGTACGGTTTTGATCCAGTAACATGTTTTCTGGATTTTGAACACTGATGCTGTCAACCACAGCACCGGGTCGGTCAGCAGTCAATTGCAGTGCGGCTGGATTTAAATTGATTAAACTGTTGACAGCCCAGCCTTGGTTTGCCCAATAAAGAAACTCGCTGGCCATCTGTTTCCAGTCCAGCGTGTAACCGTTTTCTCGTGTGTCAAACACTAGACCCTGAGTGGTCAAGTATTGTCCATAGCTCAACAAGAAGTCAACCACACTCGATTGGTTAGTAAACACAAATCCATACGGAACTTGTACAATATCATTTGTGTATTGTCGCGGAACACGCACAGTGGTGCCGCCAGCACTGATAGTTTGCAACTCGCCACTGGCGCGACTTGCATAAATGTCAAAGTAAGGATCAGTTGTGCTGTAGCCAAATACTGCATATCCTGTATCAGTCGATTGAATAATCACTGCACTGTATGCCACAGTGGCAAACGGTGAGTTTTTATACAACATCAAGTCATAACTTTCGTCTGGCAACAGTAAACTTGAATTCAAACTGTTAGGACTGGATCTCTCTGTGTATATTTTGAGATATTGTTTATCTGTGAAACTTCCGGTTCTCCAACACAACCGCACGTCAAGATTTGCCAGTGCTTCTTCCAGTGCCTGTGTTGAATTGATACCCAGCTGTTGATTGTAGTCAACGATCCAGTTGATATAACTGGCCTTGCTGACAGGTGTAACAACACCGGTTGATATGTTAACGTTGCCGCCGTACACCTGGACACCACTGGCATCTAGTCGATATCGACCATTGTACAAATACTGTTCAAATTCTGTACTGTACTTGTAAAGATCTCGGTCTGCAAACAAACTAAAGAATTTTGCTGGGCGTGTCAGCGCCAACAGGCGCATCACAGCAAATGGATAACTACTGCTGGTCCACCATGCGGCCTCAACAGGGCCGCCGTCGCCAACAACCCAGCTCTTACGGAATGCATTGGGATTGTATTGTCCAACCACACTGTCCAATGGAGCCAGTAACTGGCCTTCTGTACCTGTGGGTATAAAATAAGTTGACAAGTTTGGTCTTACGAAGTCGGGTTTAATATAATATCCGTCTGGATCAGCAACAATACCCGCCTGTATATCGTCCCATAACACCAAGTTATCCTGTGTGTATGGCGCAGGGCCATAGCGTGTTTCCCACCATGCAGGCTGTTGGCTAAAGCCCAACATTTCCCACGGGGTATAATTAGGACTCAGTGTATCATAGAAATATCTACTGATGCCGCGCCAGGCTCCCAGCAATGGCAAATCTTTTTCTTTATCGCCAGCTTGGCTATAGTTGTAGGTAAATGGATTGTTGGCAATGTACTGCTGTGTTTTGTAATCCAGTTTGTTTTGTCCTACCCAGGTCAAGAAACTTTCGCCCAGAATGGTTGTGATCTCAGCCTGTGTGTAATCAGTTGTGCGGAAATATCCTGGAATGACTTCTTCGGGTGGGATTGGTACTGGGTTACCTTCGGTCTTTAAATTGTTAAAAATTCTGCGTTCAAATTCCAATAAAATATCATCGCGCATGTCACCAAAGGCAGCGGTAATACTGCCATCATGCCCACGGATAACAACAGTTGGGTTTACATAGTTTTCATCCAGGAACATTTCAGGTTTGTATGCCTGATATAGACCCATTTTGGTAGGAGTATTAGGAACATAATTTCCAGCAGTGTCTGCATATTCACGAACAGTAACTACATCGCCAACTGCCAACGGAACAGTGACAGTGAGTGTCGGTCCATCTGTTGCCACTGTGTAGTCATAGTTTAGTGTCAGCAGGGTGTTGTTCAAAAACACCAATAACCCTAAGAAGTTTGCAGAAGTAAACGAGTGTGTTTGTAGTGTGTCAAATATGCCAACAGTGATTGGTGTCACTGTGTACACAGTGTCTGTGTATACATTGCCACTGGGCAACATATCGCTGTAATAGAAACTGTTTACATTGGTTTTACCAATGTTTAAATCAGTAACTACAGAATCAAGAATTTCGCTTGTTGTTAAATTGCCCCATTCGCCACGAATAGCATTTTCTAACAGTCTGTTTTTAAACTTGGTGTATTCTCTATCGTTAAACTCCATTGACTTAAATATGTTGTACTCACTGCTTCTCATAAAGAAGCCAGCCAGAGTCAATGGTGCGCTTTGTTCCAGTATAGTTGTGCCGTACCGACCAATGTTGCCTAGGTCTCGTGTGTTGTTTGCGCCGTTGATATCACCGGCAAAGTCTATTAGATTTCTAGCAATGCTTTCATAATGTGTTCGTATAGTGCCCAACGTAAAGTACGGACTGTTAACATTAAACGGGTTATTTGCCAAGTTGATTGGTACTTGATAAAATCCATTGTCGCTTGGCTCTGTACTTAATACCTGAACTTCAATAATTGATCCCGGCGTGTAGATGTTGTTCAGTATGATTGTGGTTGTAGTATCTGTTCTGGTTACTGTGTATTCTGCAGGCAGTATATACTTGTTGGCCACAAAAAGTTGTATGGGTGGAACAACTGTGTTCTCGGGTATATTAATATTGAATCGTAATGGGGATCCATCGTATGTGAACTGGAATTGTTGACGAATCAAACTTGGAGTTGCTGCCACTTGCCAACCAAGTTCTCGTTCGTAGACGACTCGACTGGCATATTGATACGAGTAACCTTCGCTTATATTAACAGTCTTCGAAGTGTTTTGTTCGGCATAGATAAACTGGTCTGTGTAAAAATTATTATCAAATACAATGTCACCAATGTTGTTTATACTTAGATAACGCAGTGGCAATCCTAACACAGTGTCTGCGGCACCCTGGCCAGTGGCATAACTGAATAACTTACTGCCGACAAATGTAGAACTGGGGTACTTGGAACGATCGCTGAAACTAATTCCAGCAGAATCATACACGTTAAACAATGGTGCCTGGTTTGTGGCTGTCTTTTGTTGTGCTCTTATCCAAGTGACACCATCATAATAATAACTGGTTCCTTGTGTTGTTAGTCCGCTGAGTGTGACTACGGTTTGGTCAATCAACACAGTTGAGTCATCTGCAGGAACTAGATTAATGATAGGTTGTGCAATCAAGGGCGGCACAGTGTCAGGTATAATAAAATTTACAACGTAAACTTTATTTCTGACGTCTGGATCAGTGTCTGCTGCAAAAATAACACGGGTACCGTTGACAAATTCGTATCCGTCAATGCCGTAACCAAGTGATCCGTTGATGGTACTCAGTGCATCGGTGATATTGAAATCAACAATATTGACTGGAAGTTTTCCTTGTGTTCCAAAATCATATAAGCGTGTTCCTGCATTGAATTCTATAATAGGACGTTTAGCACCTTGAGAGTTGCTTAAAATTGGTGTTGTGTTGTTATAAGCCGCAGATGCATTGATGATGTCAATATGGAACCAGCGGTTGCTACGTGTCCAGGCATTTAAATCTGGGCTGGCACGTCCGATTGTGAGATACTCTGGAATCAGTGGCGAACTCAACGAAGCATCGTAGTTTCCAACATCAAATGCTAGACTGTCAAAAGGAATAGGTTCATTTTGGGTGTATGGCTCGGGTGTGACAAAATTACTGACCGGCAGTAATCTAATAGCTGTGCCTACACCTTCAACATAGTATTCTTGATTTTCGTACTCAGCTGGTATTGTGCTGCCACGAAATTGAACCTTGAGTCCATTGGTGAACACCACACCATTTGAACTGGTATAGTTGGGTTTTCCAACGATATCGTTGATGTATGTTGTGGTTGCATTGGTTTGATCAAGCAAACGAATTTGTCCAAAAATTCCAGGGTCGGTGCCGTCTTGATAATACAGTACATCTTTGATTGCTGTCAGCAACGGAATTTCTTCAAAGTATCCAGAAGCATCTTTATACCAATTAGTATTTGAATACTGTGTACCAAAGGCAATGGTAAACTTTTCCAACTCGGCCACCGGCAACACACTGTTTAACTGCATGTATATCTGTCCACCAGCAGTGGTGACGTACTCAATTCGCCATACACTGTAGCGTTGTGCTTGAGTCAACAGAGTTGCCTGCGCAAACGGAATACTATCAAAACTTCCAGGTAACCCATCCTGTTGGTCAGGGGTTCCACTTACAATCACATCGGTGATTGTATTATACGGTAAGTCATCATACGGCTCACCGTTTACATCATAACTTATGGTGGCCCCAACTTGATTAGGCGCAGTTCTTACCAAAGGATCAAATTGAGTGATATTTTCCCAGCTGTCAGCATCAACATCGTCGGTTGTGTTAAGGAATACCAAAGTTCGGCCATTTAAATTTGTAATTCCATCAATCCCTGACGGGTACTCTGCAAAAAATTCAGAAAGAAAAACATTGTTGATCTGACTAAATGTTAGATTAGTAGCAAGGTCAACAGGAGCAATACTAGTTAATCCATAGTAAAAACTCTGTGCAGTGGCAGCAGGAACGCTGAATGTCACTGTTCCAAGATCTTCACCGTTGTTGGTTACACCCAACACATCTCTACTAGAAATGTTAGGTGCATAGGGCAGTACACCGTCAACACCAGGATCAGTCTGAATCCAGAAGCCAGGACCTGTGCCCGGAGTTCCGTCAATAATTGTCAGCACGCCTTGCATGTTAAACTGCGTTTCACTTGCGTAGTACAAGGTGTCGGGTGCGTCTTGTGGAACGGTAAATGTAATGTTGCCAGTGTTTGCACCGTTGCGACTTACACCAGTGTTGTATTGATCAATGCGGCCTTGCGACGGAGTTGTTTTAATCCAAAATGGTGATACTACACCAAGATTTAAATTGAACACATAGGTGTTGCCACGCACCAGTGTCAGTGATGGATTTGGCAAGTAATCAATAATGTATGCTGATGTTGTGGCCGCTGTTACCCGATAGTTTACTGTTTCTGTTGCATTCTGTGCCACAGTGAATGTGTAGTTGCCGTTGCGCAACAGTGTAATTGTAGGATTGCTGCCGGTATAGTTTGAAAATGTGTATACACCATTTTCTCTTGTGACAGTATAATCTGCAGTCAATGGAACTGCTGTACCACCCACATCAACTGACAACGGACCACCTGGTAGCCAATAGTATTGGCTGTAGTTTACAAACTTGTCCCAGTTAATCTGCGGATCCCAGGTATAGTATTCACTGGTATAGAGTCTTTGGCTTTGATCAACAAACGCACCTTGTGTGCCCAGCGCATCGGTAATGCCTGGATAGGTGACTGCGTCTTTGATCACTGTGGAATCAGTTTTTCTGAATACAACGCCTGGTTCTAATTGATAGTCTGCGCGAGATTCAGTGGGTTCTACGACATATTTGTCGTCGGCATTTACACCTGGGCCTACACGTCGTCCAACATAGCCTTGTGTCTTTTTAAACTGCGGTTCTTGAACCAACTGGTCCAGGGTGGCAGCTAAAAATTGCTTGTTTGTGGAGGTTTGGAATATTTCTGGTAGAAAATCTACTGTTCTCACTGTGGCCATTAAATTACTCCGCTGCCAGGGGCAGTTCTAAGATTTGTGCTGGTCAATGCTTCTATTACCTGAATGTCTGCCACTGTGGCTGCGTTAACAAAAATTTGATTAGGTGCTGACCGTATTTCGTACAAGTCACCAAAACTCTTTTGTGGGCTTATTGGAACCAACACAACTGAACTTACCACATCGCCAATGTTTTGATGCAGGTATCCAGATAGTTCAGAGAAGTAGAATGTATCGCCGAAATTCCAATTTTCAATTGCAAAATAACTGTTAATGAAGGACACCACCAAACTCTTTATTTCGCTGACTGATGCTGTGGATCCACTGGCACGAATCACTTTGATAGTTGCACGTAGTTCTGGTGCGGCCTTGAGGCCAAACAATGGTTTAAAGTCAACTGAGTTAATGATCATGTTGTCTGAAATCATTTTATAGTCTTGTAGTCCTGCATACTCAGTAGTTAGTGTATCTAAAGATGGGGGGTCTGGCTCTGGAACTGTTCCTGTTGAGTCTACAATGTAGTTTCTATATGCTGTGTAGTATGCCTGCGTGACCACATAGACATCGATAATGTTGGTTGATCCTGGATCAATACGATTGGTCAACGAACTGTTGTGTCTGTATTGGAAAAACAGGTCTTGTCTGCCAACGCGAGTTATGTAATCACGTGTTGTTACCAGTTCAGTGGTGCCGGTGGCGGTCAACGACAGGATATAAAATGCTGGCGATGTTGTGTATGACAGTGTTGTGGTATCGTAAACACCGTATGCATAGAACACTTGTCCAACTATGTACTGTGATTTTACCACTTCGATGTCACTCTGGGTGGCATACTGAGAATTTATAACTCCGGGTTCTACCAATACGTACCGTTGTAGATTGTCAAAGTCAACAATTTGTTGAAAGAACACATTTTTAGTTGTGGGGTTCACAGTGGGTGCAACAATTGTGTCAAAGAAGTCTGGATCATCTGGGACGCCGTCGGCATCGTTGTCTTGCCAGGAAACCAGCACTTGATAGTCATCAACATAGCCGTCTGGCTGCACTGGTTGGTCAATGATCCGCATGGAAACGTCGCTTTCAAGCGGTAAATTTGAGTCTGGTCTGCTGTTGGTTTTTAACACTTTGACAAAGTCACGGATGGTGGTTCCGGTACGACTATCATAAATTTGTTCGTCACCGTAGAAAAAGAAGCGTGTCTGTAGCACACTGCCAAAATAATAGTTCAGCGCACGGCTTGTAACTGTGTACGATTCGCCGTCGGTTATAAACTGCAAGAACCAGCTGGCATCTAAGTTTGCGCCAGTGGTGTCACCTTCGTATGTTTGGCTCCAGGTAGCATCGATAGCAAGATTATTTGCAGTTATTAAATACCAGGTTTTAGTTAGATTATTATAACCCAGTCCAAAGTTACGATACAATTCAATCTGTGCGGCAGCACTGTTACGCACATCTGTTCCTAGGTCTGTGACAAACAATGGAATAACTTGACTGCATACTGCGCCAGTGGGCACAAAATTATTAAGCACCACAGGTCCAACTCCGTTGCTAAAATTGCCAAGACCTTGATTTGTTCCGTCGTTGTAGATGGCCTGTGCTGACGCCCAGATTATTAACTTTTCATCTGCTCGAGTCGGTGTGCCCAACACTAATGTATTATTGGCATCAAAGTAATAGCCCGAAGGAGGAACAAACTTAATCAAACTGCCAGTTTGAACATATTGCATGTTATTGCTGGCGTATTGTCCAACTGGTACAGGATTTCCTGCAGAATTTTTAAAATAACCTGTTGTTTCATTGGCCAGAGTTGTGCTTTCGTTCCAGGTCACTGCCAGTGGCAACAACGACAGGCGAGGGAAATTAGCGTAGTAAAATTGTTTAGCAGGACTGTTGGCCAAGTTGACTTCAACTTGATTGGTGAGAACATCACCAATTTCATTGGTTGTCAGCCACGTGAATAGGAACGTAGGCAATGTATTGTATTCATACAAGGCACCATCACTGGAGAATGTGTTGGTACTTGAATATTTTCCAGTGTTGTCAACTAGGTCAAGGTATCGACTTGTGCCAATTGACGCACGGTTCAGTGCTTTAGATTTAATAATTGAATTGTACTGAGTGAACGGAAAGTTGTTGTAGTCCTCGCCGTTGACCATACGGTTCTGTGTGTAGTACCGAGCTGGTGCACGTTGCTTGATATCATCAATGGTTTCACGAGCAAGAGCATTGCTCACTGGCTCAGTGATACCACATGTCATTGTGAGCGTTTCCAGTTGTCCAGTACGGCTGACATAACTGATGCTTAATAAAACATTTTGCATCTCTTCAGGATTGATAATGTACTGCAATCCGTTTGATGCACGAACATAAGCACGGAAAGTGCCAACAGGAATTTCTGAGAATACACCATCACCAAAGTTCATGGTAATTTGATCATTGGCTCTGCTGGTAACTGAGTATATTGATCGTAGCGTTGTGAGTTGTTCGGCTGCGGCAGTGTACACACTTTCAACAAACTCCCACTCACGACTTATGTTGCCAACGTTGTCTAATTGATATAACCAACGGTCAGTGTTGTTGACGCCTTCGATATTGATATTGACTGCACGGTTAGAAATTCGTTCTGGCAGATTAAAATCTTGGTTTTGTAGCACACCTTGTTTGAACAAGAAGAAAAATCCGGTGTTGGCAGAAGCAAATCCCAGTTGGTCATTACGGAACAACACATTAAATTGCCCGTTAGGACGTGGACTAGGTTCGTATACATAGCCGCGGCCGCTGGCTGTGGCACTGACTGCTTCAAATGGCATGTTGACACCATCCACAACAGAACTGTAAGGGATCACCGGCAAGAAGCCTGGCAACAAGTTGATTGTGTATTCGTCTGTACGAATTCCGTTAATGGTAGTTCTGTTGCCAGGACGGCCAGTGCGCTGTGTGTTGACTAATGCGGCATTTAAGATAGCAGTGAATTGTTCTTGCCAGTCAAAGTTAGTTGGGTCGGCCCAGTTAACAGTGATGTTGCTCAGGTTAATGCCGTTGTAGTCCACAATGTTTTCTGTGGTTTGAATTGAAAATACTTTAAGGTATCCCGATGCTTCTGTGTTACGCTTGGGTGTGTAGCTGACCAAGTTGGCAAGTTTAACCACACTGTCACGACGTTCGGCAGTGTCTAAATAATTTTCACGTGTGTTGAGATCAGTACGGAAGGCCAGTGCTTGACCCATAAACGCCATCACATCTAATAAGGCAATAAATTCACTTGACTCAATGTAATCGTTGAATGTTTCTGGATAGTACAGTCGTATGTAGTCAACAAAACTCTTGCGAAGAGTTTCAAAGTCATAACTTTGGAAGTTGGCTTCTTGGTAGGTTTGATAGATTCTTTTCCAATCCTCAACACCAAATACCGCAGTTTGTCTAGTAGTTTTTGCCATAATAATCCATCTTGTAGATTATTTATCGCGAATATAAACCACCCAGTTTATGTTTACACGTAGCCCGCAGTTTGATTTTGCTGATCAAAAAACAATGATAAGAACTGTGTTGTTTGTCCTGGCACTGTGGTCAGTGCAATCTGTATCAGTATGCCGTTGTCTTGTGGGAATAGTTCGGCAGATTCAATATAGATTCTTGGATCTAGCCCGGCCACACGTTGTATTTCTGCCAGGATTGCTCGTTCAGTATCTTGTGTTTGATTTTCAAACAGATAACTCCAGATCACTGTGCCGTAGCCAGGCCGTCCAACCAGTTGCCCTTGCTGTATGTTAAATGCATTCAACAGGTCACGTTTGATCAATTCAAAGTCTACTAGTGTAAACTTCTTTGGCTGGTTGATTGTGTTAAATCCTACAAATGTGGTCATAGTAATATTTACCCTAATCTAGCTTTGATTGCTGCCAATGGATCAGGCGATTGTCCTAGTCTTAGTAATGTGTTTGAATCTGTTCCTGCATAGGGTAATTTACCCAACGCACCGCTCACTGCACTGCCTGTTACACTGCTCAATGCAGATGTAGCACTGCTTACAGCACCGTTTATTGACGCTGTTATACTGCCTAACCCGCCGGCACCGGACGCTCTGGCCAGCAATCCACCTGCATCTAATCCACCTGCCAATAATCCTTTGGCCTTGCTTGCGGCATCAGTCAGTGCAGATGTATCAAGTGCTTGCGGGCTAAAGTCAGGCAATCCTATTTTATCACTGCCAACTAGTTTGGCAGTGGCCGCATTTAATGTAGACCTATCAATGGTTCCTTTAAATCCAGCAGCCGGAACAATGCCGGCCACAGCAGCCGGTAATTTAGTGTCGCTGAAATTAACTGCAAACTCTCCTTGTTTGGCCAGTGAGTCCATTTGAGTCGTCAACCCAGATGTTAATTTACTGACAACGCCTCCAAATGCTCCAGCGGCACCGGAAACTCCTCCTGACGCAAATGCTGAGTCTATTGCTGCCACTCTTCCAGTTGCAAGATCAACTCCTGCTCCTTGTAGACTACTGGCAACCCCACCGGCTAAACTGCCAGATATTCCTGCTATTGCACCAGTGGCTCCAGATGTAGTTTTAGCCCATTCAACTGCTGTGCCAACTCCATATTTACTGGCATTTGCTAATAGCCCGCCCAGTTGCGCTGTACCATTATTGGCCAATGATGAAACACTGCCAAGATTGCTGGTGATACCACCAAGTGCTCCGGACAATGCCCCAGTGGCACCTCCAAGTGCTCCGGACAATGCCCCAGTGGCACCTCCAAGTGCTCCGGACAATGCCCCAGTGGCGCCGCCCGGGCCTCCTGCCAATCCGCCCAATGCCCCAGTGGCACTGCCAAGTGCGCCCGATAACCCACTGGTTAAACTAGATAAGCTGCCAGAAGCCAGACTGCTCAATTCTTTGGGAAGTTCTACTAGACCAGCAGTGGGCGATATCAAACTTTTTCCAGCATTGGCTGCCGCATTGTATAACAGTCCTGTTGGCGCTTTTAAATCTGTGCCAGGGGTTACAATTTCTCCAGTTTTGACCAAGGTGTCAAAACTAGACTTCATTAGGCCAAACTGTATTTTATCCTGTAGTGGAGGATTTTTTAACAGGTCGGTCACCGCAGCCACTCCATCTTTGCCGGTCCATACACTGGGACTTTTTAATACATCAGTTAATCCAATCATTGTGCTTGTCCTAAAAATCTAGCAGTGGTGCCGCATTTTAAATATCCAGCATCTTCTAACTGTTGCGCACTTAGTCCATACTTGCCAACACCTAATTCGTCGGTTACTACGTCAGCAGGTTGGCATACACTGGCCGCAACAGCAGCCATCACAGCCTGCACCTGTGAGGTTGACAGTGGGCCAATGCCTTCTGTCACAGTTGATTGACCCACATAGTCTGCCACTGTGATACCATTGTTGATGGGCACATTGGCCAGAACAGGCAACGAAGATATTATGCCGCTGTTATAAATTGCCAGTAACGGTGTATCTGGAACACCTGCTGTGCCACGATCAAGACGAGATTGAGTGAATTGAATTGTTGTGTTTTCTCGAGACTGTAATTGATCGCCTGATCTTAGCCCAATAAATGCGCCGGCGGCCAACTGTTGAAGATATATTTTCTCTGCTTGTGCCAACGTGGAACCGCTAGGACCGTCTAGTGTAACGAATTGTCCGTTTGGCAATGCAAATGTAAACTTAACCATTTGATTCGCCTGTTACTGTTCCGCTCCACCCTGACGGCAGTGGTGGAGTGTTTGGCGGAGTAGTTGGCTGACCTTCTTCCATGGCCACTTCAACTTCTACGCCTTGATTGTGGAATGGCCATGGTTCGTGTGTGGGAGCTCGTGTCACAATACTTTCTAAACCTGTGGCTGATATTTGCCAACCTGTGGCATTGTTAAACTCAGTGTCGGGCATTATGCGTTTTTCTAGCTTGACAGGAGGAACAACGCCTTCGACTGCTCCGCCATTGAGATCAATTCCGCCAGCTCGCAATACCATGGCGCCACCGGCATTCCAGGATCCGTTATTGCTGACCACGGCAAGACTGCCGTCGGCACGCACAGCAATACGGGCTTTACTGTAAAGAGTCATTTCAGCATTGCTGGACAGGGTTATTGTTCTTTCACTTTCTAATGTTGTGCCTGTCATACTTTTCATATTGATTGTACCGCCGGCAAACATGTTGATATCTTTGTCTGCGTGTAGATTAATTGTGCCTTGTGTGCGAACATTAACTGAGTTTGTGGCGTACACATCAATTGTGCCTTCTTGCCCAAATTCTAACCAGGCTTGGCCATTGGCATGTATGATGTAAAAGAAGTTGCCATCATCACTCATGGTGATTTGATGTCCGCCAGCAGTGCGAATTCTCACCAACTGATCATCGCCTTCCAAGTTGCCATCGTCAAGAACAATGCTGTGTCCACCCTTGCGGCCAATCACAGTAACATCGGCGGCAGTGATTGATCCAGCGGCAATGCGTTTTTTAATGTCAGATTCAGTTAGGCCACCTTGGTATACCGGACGTCCCGGTGTGCTTACTCCAAATACAGCACTGGGACTTTCTCGCTGACTGGTTGATCCAATAGGACCACGTTGTGTATCGCCAAGTGTTCCTTGCTGGAACATTTCTGCGGCTAGAAAACTGTGTACTGGCTTTGGCTGGTTAAAGAACTGTGGGTTATCATCAATTTTAGAATTGTTTGGATTGATTTCAGTTACCGGCAAAACTGTGGCGCCATTGTAATAGCTTTTTTGATCGCTGTTTTGCAAGTCAAACGCCTTGCTTGACCCAATTGCAGGAACCATATGCGTTATGCCTGCGTTAGGAATGCAACCTATGTAGTATCCGAAGTTCGGATCGCCGCCGGCAAATACACACAGCACACTTACTCCAATGTCCGGAGGAGTAAACCACATGCCGTAACTTTGTGGATTACCATCAAGGTATCCGCCCACGGCAGTGGTGTCGCCTTTCTTACCAGAGCTTGGTGGAGTTGATCCATAAAATCCCGGACAATAACCAACTGTGCGCCATAATGTTTTATTTTCAGGGTCTCCTCCGCCAAATTGCTCAATGTAAACTTGTAATCGCCCTTGTCTAGTAGGGTCAACATTATTTTTTACCACTCCAACAAATGGCCCAAACTGCGAAGGTATGCCTCCGCGGTCAAGTTTATAATTGGGCGCAACGCCTTTGGTTCTAATAATATTATCTGCCATTATGTTTCTCTGTTGATTTTTTGTACTGGTGCTGTTGATGTGGTGTTGGCCGCATTTGCATTGGTTTGAGCTGCTCTGGCAGCATTGGCCTGTGCGGCACGCTCACGCAAACTACCTGGCCTAATGTTAGGATTGCCTAATTGCGTTCCTTGTGCCAGTATTGGATTTCCTGTGGCTGCGCCGCCACCGGTGTTGCTAAATGGTGGAGGAGGCGGCAACGCAGGTGGCCGTACACCTGGATCAAACACACTTTCGGCTACATCGGCTCGTTCTACTTTGGCGGCCGCTGTGGCAGTTTTGGCGGCAGCATCTGGAATTAACACATCAACTTGCACCCCTTTGATGTCCTGTTCAAATCTGCCTTTGCTAAATTTGCTAGTGACTTCTGTTGCTACGTATGTATAGATGGCCTGAGGTGCACCAGAAACATTTGGATTTGCCAACCCGGTTCCTGTTAAGTCATAATCTACCCCAGGATTCCATTGTAGGTCAAAAATAATTTGCTGTGCATCAAAATTAATTGAGCCGTCAGCATTAAACGGATTAAAATTATAGTTCAATGAACTGATGCCAGTGGCCGCTTCTCCTTGCTGTAGCCAGGCCGGATCGCCAACAATGGTCAACTCACATCTGGCAATATCACTTGGGCTATACAAATAGTCGGCAGCAGATGCACCTATTGAGTTTGTCAGTCCTTCTGCGCCTTGACTATTACTGCCGGCCACTGCGGCTTGGTATTCGCGGCCCGGCGTGTTTCTATTATTTTTTGTGTTGGAATCTGTCAAAGCCTTTGGATTGTTGAATGTTTGTTTATATAAGCTATTGAACTTTTGTTCAAATTTTAGAACCTGTGTGTTTTGCCCAGTGAACCAATACTTGTAACTTTTGTGGCGTCCACGTATTTTACTCTCTGGAAAATATTCACTTTGCATACTGTTTATAGGATATGCAGAAATTACATACTTGATATTATACGCATCATCTCCACGTTTTTCGTCAAAGGCAATAGGTGTAGTTTCTACAGAAATTTTATACCACATTAAATTACCTAGGGGTTTTTGTGGTTTTGTCTCTTGAGTCGGTTCGTCAACAATATAAGCAGCCTGATCAGCAATGTATGTGCTGTTTTTTAATATTTCATCTAAGACAGTTATGATTGGTTGGCCGGCAGTGATTCCAAATGTTCTAACATCATAATCAACAGAGTTACTGTCAGGATTAACTTTGTCAGCAGGATTTTTTGCCTGTTGCATTGGAACTTTTGCTTTGTTGGGTTTTCCACCTTTGGTAACACGAGCGTCACCCAGTGCCGCTGGAGCAAACTCCACACTGTACCGGTTTGCCACGCTGAATACACCTTCTTTTACTAAATCTGCTTCGGTCTTATTCAAAAATTCCATCAACCCAACTGCAATATTTTTGTTTACGCTGGGGGCTGCATTGGCCTTGGCCGGCGCACTGGTGGCTGCCGTTTTGGCATCTATGGCATTGTCAATACTTCGTACGCTTGCTTGTGTTGCCATATGTTATGCGTATTGTGAACCGATAGTTCCGGCACCTACATCTTGACCAGCATCGCCGGTGATCACCAGAGTCTGAGGTGTTGTGGTTGATGCGGCAGCTGGTGCAGTTGACGTGGCAGGTGTAGGAGTGGTTTTTCTTCCATCTGCTGGAGATACTTCTGCTAATGCAACTCCTTTGGTCAACAGGTCTTTTACAGTGCCGCCTGAAATTTGAATACTTGATTTAACCACACCTAAACTACTGCCAAGCCCGACCTGGTACGGAACTGGTTGAGCTTGTATTTGATATTCAACCAACTTGTTAGACACAGAGAACTGAATGTCTTTCAACCTAAAAGGTATAATTTTTTCTACAACAGCACTTTTATTATCAGAGTCACTTGCAGGCACAATTTTTCCATTTTCGTCATAGCCGTAAAAACGTATGACCAATGCAAAGTATGCTGATATGGGCTTGATACTGTCATTTTTGTATAGTGTTGTCACTGCTTGTGCAAGGTTATTGATCAGTGTTATACTTGCTGTTTCAGTCACTGTAAAACTCAATTCTACAGCATTGTGTGCTAGGCCACTGCCCTTGCCTGTGATTTTACTTTTTAGTACAAAATTATCAAAGTAGTAATCTAAGCCAAAGAATGGATTTCTTCCTGCAGACTTTGAAACACCGGCCACTGCGCCACTGCTGTTCAAGTCAGGTTGTACGCCCTCAACTGTGGACGGTGCACCACCACTTTGTATCAACAGGTTGTATTGACTCACTGCTATCTTGCTGGTTTTTTGTAGGGTAGTGTATTGTTCTGGCGTCATTAGATACCAACCAATGTTGTAGGTGTAACTGGCATACTGGTCTAACACATTGTTCCTGGGTGTAAATGTTGATTGGTTGGCCTGAGCAGCTGATATAATTTGTTTGGTGTTGGCTGCTGTGACACCATCCTCGCCCGTGGCACCCACACCAGGTTCGCCACCGGGACGGCCTTCTGAATCGTTGCCGGTGTTGGCTGGCGGAACACTCTGTGTTT